ATTCTAGATAGTGATGTTGGCCCTAGAATCCTTTATCACTTGGCAGAAAACACCGATGCGGCTAAAAAGCTGGCGTCAATGTCTCCAACTAGCGCAATGCGTGAGATTGGGAAGCTGGAGGCTCGTTTTGAAAAGTCGGAAGACCTTAAAAGCAAGCGAATTGAAGCTGTAACGAGATCGAACGCGCCGAAACCAATCACGCCGATTGGCTCAAGCCGCACGACTACGGATGTTCCGATGACCAGTGATGGTAAATGGGAAGGTTCTTATTCGGCGTGGAAAGAAGCCAGAAAAGCGGGTCGGATTCGGTAATATAGTTTTTTAATTGGAGTATTTAAATGGCAAATAATCTGCTTACCATTAGCAAGATCACTAACGAAGCGTTGATGGTCTTGGAAAATGAATTGACTTTCACATCTGAAGTTGACCGCAACTATGATGACCAGTTCGCCGTTGTCGGTGGCAAAATTGGTAACACCGTTAACGTCCGTAAACCGGGTCGTTTTATCGGTACAACTGGCCCTGCACTGAACGTTGAAGACTTTAACGAGACTTCGATTCCAGTTACTTTGTCTACACAGTTCCACGTTGATACACAGTTCACTACGCAAGACTTGGCTTTGTCCTTGGATATGTTCAGTGATCGCGTGTTGAAACCGGCTGTTGCAGCTATCGCCAATAAGATCGACCGTGATGGTATGTCTATGGCTAACTTCAACACCGCCAACATCGTCGGTACTGCCGGTACGCCTCCAACTGGTTTGATTACTTATCTGACCGCTGGTGCTTACATGGACAGCGAAGGCGCACCGCGTGATGGTCGTCGTTCGTGTATCGTCGAGCCGTTCACTTCCGCTACTATCGTTGACAGCTTGAAGGGTCTTTTCGTCCCACAGGAAGCCATTGGCGAACAGTATCGCAAAGGTCTGATGGGCCGTGACTCTGCTGGCGTTAACTGGAAACTCGACCAGAACGTTGTGTCACAAACTTTCGGTTCTTGGTCTGCCAACACTATCGCCATTAACGTGACGACTGCTACTGGCTTTCTGACTACTGGTTGGTCGCAATTCTCGACGGTTACTTTGACCTCATCTGCTACGTCCACTTTGAACGCTGGCGATGTCTTCACTATCCCCGGCGTGTTTGCCGTCAACCCACAAAATCGTCAGTCTTACGGCAAGCTGCGTAACTTCGTCGTGATGGCTACTATTGCTGTCGGCACTGGTGGTACTTCTGTGCAAATCAGCCCTGCGATTATCACTGCTGGTCAATTCCAGAACGTGAACATCACATCGTCTGGCGCTCAAAACATTACAGCGTTTAACAACACTGGCGTGTCAAGCCCACAGAACATCATGATGCACCGGAACGCCTTTACGCTGGCAGTGGCTGATCTTGAACTCCCGGACGGAGTCCACTTTGCTGGTCGTGCAAGCGATAAAGAAATTGGATTGTCGATGCGTGTGGTGCGTCAGTACACAATTAACAACGATTCAATCCCTACTCGCTTGGATGTGCTGTATGGTTGGGCGCCTCTGTACCCAGAGCTTGCTTGCCGTATCGCTGCCTAAATTTAATGGGGCTTCGGCCCCGTTTATCTAAACTTTTAAAAGGAAATAAATCATGGCAAATCCCGGCCCAGCAACCACAGTCACAGCAAATTACATCTTTAATGGCGATGCCTCTAATGGTGTTTTGCTCGGTGGCTCTGCTCTTAAATTGGTTGGTTTTCATGGCACAACCCCTGTCGCGCAAGCGGCTGCTATTACTGCACTGACCAACACAGCAACTGGCACTGAAATCGCTACAGCGGTTAATGCCATCATCACGGCGTTGAAAAACAAGGGCCTCACAGCCTAAGTCGTTCTAACCAGAACAGGAAAAAGCCGTCACGTAAAAATGATGGCTTTTTTTCATTTAACTCTATAATCAAATATCTTTGAAGGATAAAAAATGTCTTCTACCACTGTAACCCGTGGCAATTCCCACGAAACTTTCTACATTCAGCCTAGCATTACACCGGCTGCTGTGTTGACAGCAATTACGGCTACGCAGACTTTTTCGCTGCCGGGCCTACAAACCAACGACATCATCAAAGTGTTTGGATTCAATGGCGCTCAAACGCTTGGAATCATCATTGGTGAGGCTGACTGTTTTAACGCTAACGTGTTGTCTATTCAATTCGGTAATGTCACTGGCGGTACGTTGACCCCACAAGCGGGCGTTTACAGCATCCAGATTACCCGTCTTGAAGGCCCAGCACCAGCTACGGCGGTGTAAAAATGGCTAACACCTCTGTAATCCGTATTGGTGGCCCAACGCTTGCATTGAGTGTTGGTGTTACCGCCCACGCTGCTGTTGCTCTTAAAAGCTCAGTAAATGACCAAATGAATTACGTTTCTTTGCTAAATACTGGCACTGGAAATGTGGCGATTAGGTTTAGTACAATTTCGGCTGACGTTGCTGTTTTGCCTACTGATGGTACGTTTGGTGATTACGTTCTTCCCGCTTTAATGGAAGTGCCTATTGCTATTGCTTGCCCAGTTATCAATAATCAAAACCCAGTTTATGTAACTGCTATTGCTTCAACTGCTGCTAATCTTGTATTTATTGCACCTTTGGTAGATCAGTCCTAATGTCGAACAACACCGCCCTAACACAAACGACAAACATTGTTCCGGTTCAGGGTGTTTTTACTCCTGACCCTAACTTTGCGTTGGTCAATCTGATTGGCCCTGCTGGTCGTCCTTTTTATGCCAATGTCAACCCCGCGCAATCAGGGTTAGCAATCACAAATAGTACGATCAACAGTAGTGTTATCGGCGGTGTTACTCCTGCGGCTGCTACGTTTACCAATCTTGTTACAACAACAGGACAAGTAACGTCAACACCGACAAATGCTTTAGATTTGGTCAACAAGTCTTATGCTGATGCGACAACGCAGGGATTGAGCTTTAAACAGCCAGCAAACGTAACGACTACGGCAAACATTACGCTATCTGGTCTGCAAACGATTGACAGCTATACAACACTTGCCGGTGATCGTGTACTTGTAAGAAATCAGACAGCTACGGCAGACAACGGCATTTACATTGCTGATTCTGGTGTTTGGGCACGTTCACCTGATGCAAACACTTACACGGAATTACTGGCCGCTTATTTGTTTATTTTGGCTGGCACAACGTGGAAAGGCGCTTCGTTTGTTAACACTAACTCAACTGGCGGCACGTTAGGCGTTACACCCATCACGTTTGTACAGTTTTCAAACAACGCAACGTACACGGCTGGCACTGGTCTAACGCTATCTGGTTTTCAGTTCAGCATCACAAATACAGCGGTTACGGCTGGAACATTTGGCTCTGCAAGTAAATCGCTGACAGCGGCTGTTAACGCGCAAGGTCAGCTAACATCTTTGACGGCGCAAGACATTGCCATTGCAAATACGCAAGTTAGCGGCCTTGGCACGATGTCAACGCAGAATGCTAACAACGTTTCTATTAGCGGCGGCAGCATCTCAGGAACGCCTGTTAGCGGCTCTACTGTCGGTGGCACTACTATCACGGCTTCTACGCAGTTTAGCGGCCCTGCAACGGGTTTAACGGGTACTGCAACGTCTTTGAGCATTGGTGGCAACGCAGCTACTGCAACAACCGCAACTACGGCAACAACAGCTACAACGGTTTCAAATCTTGCTGGTGGTGCGGCTGGTTCTATTCCTTATCAAACAGGAGCAGGGGCTACAACGTTTCTAGCCTCTGGAACAGGTGTTTTGATTGGTGGCACATCACCAAGTTATACAACTACACCCACGCTAACGGGTACAAACTTTAGCTCAATTCCCAATGGCGCATTGAGCAATTCAAGCGTTACGATTGGCAGCACTTCAATTTCTTTGGGTGGAACGGCTTCTATTGTTTCTGGTCTTACGCTTAGCGGCGCAATGATTAACAATTCGGCTCCGTATTTGACATTTACATCTACAACAGCCCCAACGTATACATCTGGCCGTTTGTGGTATGACTCAACGCAAGATTCGTTAGCGTTTAACAACGTAGTTACGAATAATGTTGTTCACATTGGTCAGGAAATTCAGCTTCGTGTATTAAATAGCACTGGTTCAACTATCGCTGCTGGAAATGTTGTTTATGTAACATCTACAGCAAGTGGGCAAATTTACCCTAACGTAGCACTAGCAAAAGCTGACGCAATAGCAACTTCAATTGTCATGGGAATGGCAAATCAAGCCATCCCAACGGGAACAGTTGGCTACGTTACGACTGCTGGTGTTGTGGGCGGTCTAAGCACGGGAACTTACGCAGTTGGGGATATTTTGTATCTCAGCCCTTATTCTGCTGGTCAAATAATGAATACGATACCGCCAACAGGGTATCCGGTAAAAATTGGTGTTGTTTCTTACGCAAATTCTCCAAACGGTCAGGTTTACATTAATCAGACCAATTTGTATAGCCAAGCGGCTAATATTTTTGGAACGGTTGCTATTGCTAACGGCGGCACAAACAGTACTGCTACGGCTACTGCTGGCGGCGCAAGCTACGGCACAGGAACAGCGTTTGCGTTTACCGCTGCTGGAACAACTGGTCAAGTGCTAACGTCCAATGGTGCTGGCGCTCCTACATGGGCAACAGCTTCGGCAGCTTATGCAACTGTTACCGATGACACTACTACAAATGCTGTTCGCTATCCTTTGTTTGCTTCTGTTACTAGCGGTAATTTGACAACAACTTATGCCAGTTCAACAAAGCTAAAATACAATCCGTCAACGGGTGCATTCACCGTATCACAGCTAATTATTGCTCCTTAAAAGGTAAATCATGGGTCAACTTACATTTCAAGCTACTTTGGGTGGGGCAACAAATTTAGTTGGCCCTAACATTTCCACGACAAATAACTTTACGCTTCCGTCTGCTGATGGAACTAACGGGCAACCTTTGCAAACTAATGGAAGTGGATCTCTAAGTTTTGCGACATTGCCTGTAGCCGGTGGTGG